TAGATAGTGATATTGTGTGGGAAGATACTACTATAGGAAATATTTGGAAAAAAGAAGTTCCCGTATTCCATCCAATTCCATCATTAGCACTTCATGTTCAATTTGAAAAAGAGAAAGATCCTTATATTAATCACTTAGAGTGGTGGGAAAAATACACGCAACTTAATAAAGTAAAAAAAATAAGTAAATTCTTATACAATTAACATGGTTATTGAATTTGATAAATTTAGTAAAAAATCTATAGGCGGAACAGAAATTATTAAATACGAACTTCAAAAAAGATTACCACAAAATCTTTTGAATAAGTTTCAAATAGTTTGTGATAGAATTGAGAATCTGGATAAAAGTAAAATACGTTTATTCTGGGTGCATTTATCCCCAATACAAAATGAGGAAATGCTAAAATGGATGGGGGTTGAAAATTATAATCCATTATCAAATGGGGGTTGGAAAATGTTTCATAAAATAATTTTCATTTCATATTCTCAGATGGAAGAATGGATTGCACGCTATAATATTCCATATTCCCATTGTATAGTATTAAAATATGCATTATATCCAATCGAGACTTGTGAAAAACCAAAAGATAAAATTGTCTTGGTTCATCACTCTAATCCTCAAAGAGGATTAGAGGTTCTTGTAAATGTATTTGAAAAACTTTCAAAAGAATATGACAATATAGAACTAAATGTTCACTCATCTTGGAAAATATATGGGTTAAATGATTGGGAAGATAATTATAAGAAAACTGATTTGTATCAAAAATTAGAAAAACATCCAAAAATTAATAATATTGGATATTTGCCCAATAAAAAACTTAGAGAGTCCTTGGCATCCTCTCATATTTTTGCTTATCCATCAATTTGGAAAGAAACGTTTTGTTTATCCTTACTAGAAGCGATGAGTGCCGGTTGTTTATGTGTTCATTCCTCTTTGGGTGCTCTTTCAGAAACTTCTTCTAATTGGACAATGATGTATCAGTTTGATGAAGATTTGAAAATGCATGAAAATAAATTTTATAAAAAACTCAAACATGCGATTGAAATTGTGAGTCTTGAGCAAACTCAAAAACATTTACAAAAACAAAAAGAATATATAGATTATCACTTTAACTGGGACAGAAGAACTCAAGAATGGATTGAATTTTTAAAATCAATGGCAAACACTACAATTTTTTATCAATGAAAATTATTAATATTGATGGAGGAATCGGAAGAGTCATTACTGCACTTCCCGCACTCCTTAAATATCATCAAAATCACTTGGAAGAAGAGTGGTACGTTTCAGTCTCTGGGTGGGATTATGTTTCTTTAGGAATTCCTGCTCTTCATGAAAAAACTTTTGATCCAGAGACAAAAGGAGTCTGGGAGAATATGTTTCTCAAAGCAGATGAGATGATATCTCCAGAACCATATCGTCTTCCCAATTTTTATAAAGGGAAAATATCTCTTGCAGAGGCATTTGACGAAATTATTAATGAAACTGAAGATCACTCTGATTTAAATTATGAGTCTCTTAAGATTTCGTGCTCAGAAACAAATAAAGGACAGGAAATAATTTATGGGGCATATGAAAAACAACAAAAAGAACAAACAATAGTTATTAATCCATATGGATCTTCTGCACAAGTGCATCCTTTTGGCGTTTATGATGATTCCCTAAGATCTTTACCCGAAAGTCTATTTTTAAAACTTTGCGAGTTGCTTGCAGAAGATTATAACATCATTTATATGGGATATTCACAATTTCTTTCCGAGGAGAATAAATTCGTGTATGTTCCTCAACCAAATCTTCACATTAGAGAATGGATGGGAGTAATTTCGCAAGTTGATTATCTCATTGGATGTGATAGTGTTGGACAACATATTGCAAGAGCAACAGGGACAAAGGGTTGTGTAATTATGGGAGGAACAGATGCAGTAAACATGTCTTATCCAGATTATTTTAGAGTTGTTCAAAGAAAAAAACCATTCTATTCTCCAATGAGAATATCTGGATTGCAATCGGATATTGCAAGTAGATTAAATGAAGAGTGTATTGAATATACTGATGATGAAATTTTAAATATTTACGAAAATATAAAAGAAGATTTAAATAAAATTATAAGTTTATGAAAATATTATCAATACCTACTCTAGCACATGATTCTTCTATCACTATCATAGAAGATGGAAAAATTGTTTTTTATAGAATGGAAGAGAGGTTCTCTAGAAAAAAACATGATCTGGGTTTTGATTTTATTTTAGATACTCTTTCTCAAAAAAATCATACTTATTTTGATAAAGTTATTATTTCTTCGCATTTTCTAAAAGAATATACGTATCCGATAGAAAAGATAAAAGAAAAAATAAAAAAATTTTCATGGGGAGATTTGGTTGTTGAAAAAGGAAGACATCATCTATATCATGCATATTCGGGATTTTATAACTCTGGATTTGATGAAGCAATTTGTTTTTGTATTGATGCAAGCGGGGCAATTCTAAATGATGGAAAAATTGAAATAGAAACTGTTTATCACATGAGAAAAAATGTGGAGGAGAAAAAAATATATCAAAGAACTCGTGATTTTTTATCAACAAATCATAGTACCTATCAAGATTATTACTCGAAAATAAGTTGGAACGACTTAAGTGTTGCAGAAAAGTTCTGCAACTATTCCAAAACTTTTGGTTATAATGAGATTGATGGCGCAGGAAAAATAATGGGACTTGCTCAATACAAAAATAAAAAAGAAAAACTTACATATCCATACAATACGCAAGAATGGAAAACTAAAGTTGATAAGGCATATGGGTTACAACAAGAAACTCAAAATTATATTCTTAATTTTATAAAAAAATATGTAAAAGAAACTGATGTTAAGAACGTAGTTATTTCTGGTGGATATGGATTGAACTGCGTTTCGAACTATTTTTATATTAAAAATTTAGAAAATATTAATTTTTATATAGATCCAATTTGTTTTGATGCTGGCATTAGTATTGGGTGTGCATATTATCACTATCTACAGTCCATACAAAAATCTTCTACAATTTATCCTTTACAAAATGTTTATATTGGACATAAAGAAAAAAATTTTGATTTATCTAACTTAGAAACACGTAAAGTTTCTTATGATGATGTAGTTGATTTACTGCTTGAACAAAAAATAATTTCGATGTTTCAAGGAAAATCTGAGGCTGGACAAAGATCTCTTGGCAATCGTTCACTACTCTTTGATTCAAGAATTCCCAATGGAAAAGAAATTGTTAACAAAATTAAAAAAAGAGAAAACTTTCGCCCCTTTGCAGGAACTATTCTTAAAGAAGAGGTAGATAAATGGTTTGATATTGATTCACTTGACGAAAGTCCTTACATGCAATATGCAGTTAATGCGTATAAAAATGCAATAGATCAAGTTCCAGCAATCATTCATGCAGACAATACTTGTAGAATACAAACAGTTACCTTAGAACAAAATTTTCATTTTTATAATCTTATTTCTACTTTCTTTAAAAGAACAAATGTTCCAATGCTATTAAACACTAGTTTTAATCTTGGTGGAGAACCCTTAGTTGAGACATTTGAACAGGCAATATATACTCTTAAACAAAGTATGATAGAATATCTATATCTTCCAGAAATAGAAACTTTAATCACAATTAGAAATAAAAAAATGATGTATCAATGAATAAACCAATCCAAGTCTTTTTAAGACAATGCTACTACTCAAAACTTCAAGAACATCCAGATAGGAAAAGACCCTCTTGGTTTAATAAGTATAAAGCTTTTCAAAATTTTAAAAATACCATTGATTTAAAACTTGCAGATTATCACATCATTTATGATGAGTGTTATGGGAAAATAAATGATACATTTCTCAAGGAAGAAAAAAACGTAAAGATAATTAATGTTGGTAATGAATGTGGTAGTTTTATTGAAACTTTAGATTTTATTAAGTCCAAAAATTACTCAGCAGATACTATAATTTATTTTTTGGAAGATGATTATATACACCGTCCAAAGTGGTGCGAAATATTATTAGAGGGATTTACATTAAATTCCTCTTATGTAACTTTATATGATTTTGATTATTTTTTAAATGATAACAGTTTCTATAAACTTTTAACAACAAAAAGCACTCATTGGAGAGCAGTGCCCGCAACCACGAATACTTTTGCATGTAAATTTTCTACTTTATTAGAAGATTATAAAGTTCATAAAGAATATTCAAGCAATAAAGCAATCAAAGTAATGGATGGTTTTCACTTTTCAAAAGACTATGATAAATTTTGGAAATTAAGTCAAGATTATGGAAAATATTTAGTCTCTTGTTTACCTGGTTATTCAACACATTGCGATAATAATCATCTTTCTCCTTTTATAGATTGGAGTGAAATTATAAATATACATTCTGATGATACTGTAAAGGAGTTTAAAGTTAATTATAATTAATTATGAAAACCATAGCATTTTCTGTTCCGATTTATAAATATAAAGTTGAAAATTGGAATGTCAAAAAGAAACAATTATTAAATTTATTTGATGGGTTTAAATCCAAAATAATTGAAAATGTAATCACTAGTCCATCGGACATTAAAACAAATATATTTCTTGATGAGATTAAATTATTTGAAAAAGAGATTGAAATTTATTTCCATCATAATACAACAATTTGGTTTCAAAAATATGAACAAAATATGAATCATGCGGTTCATGTTCACGGAGCAACAGGATTTTCTTCAGTATGTTTTATAGAGTATGATAAAAAGGATCATAAGTCTACAGTTTTTGTTTCTCCATTTGGAAATTGTGTTACAGGGACGCTAGAAAGATATTCTCCAGAAGTTGAAGAGGGAGATATAATTTTTTTTCCTTCAAATCTCTTACATTATGTTCCTGCAAATTTATCAAATAAAACAAGAATAGTCGCCTCTTTCAATTTGTACATTAAAAATATTGAAAGTATTTGTGAAATGTCTTATAATTAAAACAATTATCAAAAATGAGTTATGATTAGGGGGGGGAAAAATGTTTAATCCATCAAAACTGAAATATGAATTTAAAGAATTTATAGGAATTTATGAGAATGCATTTACTCCAGAAGAATGTGAAGATGCTATAAAATTATTTGAACTATGCCACAAAACTGGTTACACATATAGTAGACTTGGAGATGGAGATTCTGTTTTAAACAGAAAAGATGATACTGCAGTAAGTATAAGTCCTTTTATAGAACTAGATTGGGATTTAGAATTCATTAGTTCTTTTCACAAAAGATTTTACGATTACATTTATCCATTATATAACTTACAATATCCAATATTACAAAATTTACAAAAGCACAAGTCAAAATATATTAAAATACAAAAAACATGCCCCACACAGGGATATCATGTGTGGCACTGCGAACACACTGCAACGTTAGAAAGTAGAAATAGAATTTTATCTTGGATTTTGTATTTAAATGACGTAGATGAAGGTGGTGAAACTGAATTTTTATATCAATCTTTAAGATTTAAACCTAAAGTAGGGACTTTTATTCTTTTTCCTGCATATTTTACACATCCACACAGAGGTAATCCTCCTTTAAATGGAGCGAAATATATTGCTACGGGGTGGATTGAATTTTTAAATACAAAAGAACTGCAAGGAGAATCTGTATTTCCAATTTTAAATAAAGAAAATAATGAAATGAGAAATAAAAATATATCATATCAATAATCTAATGAATTATAATATCATAGATAATTTTCTTGAGGAAAAAGATTTTGAACACATTAGTTCTATTTTCTTCCCTAAGGACGAAAATCAAGAAAAACTTCCTTGGAGTTATAATCCAGGAATTGTAAGAAATCCCGATATAGGACCAACAGGATATGAAAAACATGATTGGATGTATTGTCATTCTTTTTTGTCAGTAAATAATACTGAAGTAAAAGAAAAAAGCGAATTCATACATTTAATGAATCCGATATTCAAAAAATTAAATGCAAGTCAAATTATAATAGCAAGAGCAAATCTTTTAGTTCCAACAGAAATTCACATACATCATGAATATCATGTTGACAGAAAAATATCACACCAAGTTGCTCTATTCTATATTACAACAAACAATGGATATACTGTATTAAAAGATATTGCGGAGGTAAAATGTGTAAAAAACAGGATGTTAATTTTCGATGGTTCAATACTTCACCGTTCAGTTACATCAACGGATGAAGTTAGATGTGTTGTTAATATAAACTTTATACCATACTTAAAATTTGGCAATCTCAATGCAAGTTACAAATGACTCATAAAATCATAGATAATGTTCTTTCTCAAGAACATTTTAATGAAATTAAAAATATTATGCTTAATAAGCATTTTTCGTGGCATTTAATATCAACGGTTACGCACAAACAAGAAAATTTATCGACAGTAGCATCGTATTGTTTCGTGCATATGTTTTGGGATGGATTTTATACTGATTCGAAAGTAACAATGTTTCAACCACTTCTTGAAATTTTAGATTGTAAAGCAGTAATAAGAATAAAAGGAAATTTATTTCCCTCTACAGAAACTGTAATACGACATGATAATCATGTAGATTATCCTTATCCTCATCGCGGAGCAATTTTTTATTTAAACACTAACAATGGACTTACAATTTTAGAGGACAAAATAGAAGTAAAGTCTGTAGAAAATCGGTTACTAATTTTTGATTCCTCAAAAACACATTGCAGCACAACTTGCTCCGATGAAAGATGTAGAATTAATGTAAATTTTAATTTCTTTTAGGATAAATTTATAATGAAAATATTTCACAATGATACTCCATTTTTTCATATAACTTTAGAAGATGTTTTTTCTACTAAAGAATTAGAAATTATTTTTAAAGAAATTATTGAATTAAAACAATATTTTAAAAACCCAAATTTTACAGGATCAGCGATTAGTGGTAATACAAATCATCATCAAGTCTTGAAAAAAAATACAGGAACTTTTTTACACAAAACGAATGAAGAAACTTGTAAAAATTTAAAAGTTATAAAAATTATAGATAATTGTATTAAGGAAATAGGTATTAATAATTGGAGTAATCTTACATTTAAAAGATTATTTGATTCTCTTATATGGGGTAGTGAACTTATAAATTGTTATAAAGAAAATGATTATTATAAACCCCATTTTGATCATGGAATATTTACTTTAATATTTTTTTTATGGGAAGATGATTCCAATTTTAAAGGTGGAGATTTGTATTTTCCTGAACATAATTATCTTCATAAATGTAGCAGTAATCAAGGAATATTATTTTTTTCTAAAGAATTGCATGGAGTGACTCCATTAATAGCACAAGAAGAAACAGCAACTAGATATAGTATTGTTACTTTTAGTGTTCAAGAAGAAAACAGTAAAACTAAACCAAAAAGAGATACCAATAAATTTAATTTATTTTTATACCAATGACAGAAAAATTAAAAGTTTTTGACTATAAAATTATAAGGCACAAAGTTCCCATTCATTTATATAATGATACTGCATTAATGGAAGATGTGCATAAAATTTTTGCAAGAGAAGAAGTTACGACTAGAGGGAATAGAAGTCCAGAAAAAATAGGAGAAGGATATAGCACTGCTGGAATGGGTGAACGTTATGTTACTAACTTAAAAAATATTTCTTCATTGTTAAACTATGTGAGTAAATTTATATTAAGTAATTATTATGAAGAGAAAAATTCAGATAAAAAAATTTTATATACAAGAATGTGGGTGAACAAAATTTATAAAAACTGTAGTGGGAAATGCCATGTTCATCGCTCAGGAAATGATTTTAGCGGGACTGCAATACTTTATTTTAAAGTGCCAAAAAATGGCAGCAAATTGATTATCTTAAAAGAAGATATTGGAAACGAAGAAGTAACAGAGATTCATAAAAATATATCCCATTACATTGAAGTTGAGGATGGAGATTTAATTATTCACACTCAAGATGTTCCACATTCTTTTTCAAAACACTTGAGTGATGATCCAAGGATATGTCTTGTTCTTGATTTTGAGTTAAAAAGTAAATCAACTCATGATAATTCAAAAAATAAATCCATTTGCGGCAAATATATTTAAATGAAAACTTTAAATAATCTATTTAAAAATTCATGTTTATTGGGGCACTGTGAACATAATCATGTCTCAAGTGACATAATATTAATTGATGATTTTTTTAAAAATTTTGTAGAAGCAAAAAAATTTTTTTTATCTAGAGAAAAATGGAAATGTCTTCAATACTATCAGGGAGACGCTAGAGTTGGATATGAGAGTTTATTTCCGAGTTGGATGGGAAAATATTTGATGAAAAATTATGTTAAAAAAAATAAAGTATCTGACGATGCAGGTTCGTATTCTGTAATTTGTAATTATTCTTATAATGATAATTTTCTTACATCATTATCAAATGATTTCCCTCATGTAGATGCCATGTATGATGAAAATGTAATAAATTATGTTTGCCTGGTAAATTTAAATGAGGTTTCAGTTTCAACAAAATTCTATACATATAAAAACCAAAGACATTGCACATATGAAGTAGAACCTGATTGGAGTTTATATAGTGAAGGTATACGAAATAATTTAATAAATTTATATGGAGAAGATAATATTCCTAAAAATGTATTGGATAAATTATTGGAAGAAGAAAAAAAATATTTAGATTTAAATTTAGTTAAAATAGTCAACTATAACCCAAATCAAGCTATACTTTTCCCCATGTCAGTATATCATGCACCAAACTTAACGGAAGAGTTTAGTGAAAAATCTCCTAGAGTTTTATTGAGAATTACTTTTTATAAAAACTTTGCACAATAAAAATATGGAACTTCTTAATGATACATACAATAATTTTTGTAAACCAAGATGTAGTAATTATAAAATAGTCTCAAATGGAATAACATTGATTGATGATTTCTTTGAAGATTTTAAAAATGCAAGAAACTTTTTTATAAACCGTGAAAAGTGGCAGTGCATTTTATATCAGATTCATTCTAAACCTGGATATGAAAGTTTATTTCCAAATTGGGTAGGAAGATCCTTAATGGAAAAATATGTTTTGGACAATAAAATACCAGATGTTGTAAGATCATATAAAATAATGTGTAATCATTTCTATAATGATTACACACCCATAATATCTTTATCTAATTCTGGATACTTTCCGCATTATGACAGTATTGATACTGATTATGTGTCCGAATTAATATGCTTAGTTAATTTGAATCAGATTCCCGTCTCAACAAAATTTTATACTTTCAATAATCAAGAAATTATTACAAATAAGACAATTAATGAATGGGATGATTACAGTAAAAATATTAAAGAGGATTTAATAAAATTTTATGGAAAGGAAAATATTACTAAAGACGAGTTTAAAAAATACTTAGATGATAAGGAAGATTTAAAAATTAAATTGATTAATACAATAGAGTATAAACCAAATCAAGCAATAATATATAAAGCAAACCTATTTCACTCTCCAAATATAACTCAAGAATTTACAGAGGACAATCCTAGAAGTTTATTAAGAATATCATTTGATGTGAAGATTGCAAAACAAAAAAAATTAATATATTCTTGATAAGATGAAAGACGCAATAAAAACATACAAGAATATTTTTTCTAATGATGATTTCAATAAAATACAAGAATATTTTAATAGTCCCAACTGGTCATTTGGACACTATAGTGAGGCACACAATAAACATAAGTGTTTTTGGAATATGAATCTTTCTGGAATAAAATATTTTAATACAGATTTATATAAAATTATTCAAAGTCTAATACCATATAATTGTTTAGATATAGAAAGAATATATGCTAACGGTCAGACATATGGGTTAGATGGATCTTTTCATATAGATAATTCTTCTGGATATACTTTTTTATACTATGCTAATCCTGAGTGGGAAAAAGAATGGGGTGGAAATACAGTTTTTTATGATCCTAAGACTAAAGAAAAAATATTTATCTATCCAGAGCCAAATAGTGCAGTATTTTTTCCAGGAAATATATTGCATTATGGACAATCTCCATCTAGAGATTTTTATGGATTAAGAACTACTATAGCTTATAAACTCCACAAATCAATTATAAAATTTGAATGAAAACGTATGAGATTCTTAGGATTAAGATTATGTGAGCACGATTCAAATATTACATACTTTGACGGCATAAAAATAAAATATTATAAACCAGAGAGAGATTATCAAATAAAACACTTTGGATATCAGGATTTAAATGGATGGACTAAAATTATTAAAACATGGAACATAAATCCAAAAGATATATCTGCCATAGGAATTGTTCTTGATTGTTTTAGGCATCCGCATATTAAATGTGACGAAACTAAACTTTTTGAGAGTATAGAAATACCTCTATTTCAACTTTTTGGATTTGAATGCCCTATTTTTAGAGTAGATCATCATTATGCTCACTTTTTAAGTTGTTGGACTTTGGGAGAAAATTCTGACGCTGGATTTATTTTTGATGGATTTGGTGATGACTTTATTACACACTCTTTGTTTAAGGATGATAAAAGAATTGTTAAACAAGATGTTAAAACTTTTGAAAGTTTAGGTAGGATATTAGGATCAGTTGGTTCTCACATTGGTATTAAAGGTTCCGAATTGGATCATGCCGGCAAAATAATGGCATTAAAAGGATATGGAATCAAAAAGTTTAATCCATCTTATGAAAAATGGAATCTAAACTCATTAGATAAATTGTGGTATGGTGAGAATTTTTTAGGTAAATCTATAAAAGATGATTTTCAAGATATATGTAATTCAGTGAGATATTGTCATGAAGAAACTGAAAGAATATACGTAGATTATTTTATAAAAAACACAAATGAAGATGATAATATTTTTTACAGCGGTGGAATATCTCAAAATACTATTATAAATTCTAAAATAAAAGAAAAGAGAAAAAATCTTTTTATACCTCCACACTGTAATGATGAAGGATTATCTCTAGGAGTAGTAGAGTTTCTTCGTCTGTATTTTAATCAAGAAAAGTTTAGTAATGATAAATTTCCTTATTGGCAATCAGACGAATCCCCAAATAGTAATCCATCAATAGAAACTATTAAAAAAACAGCAAAATTTTTGGATGAGGGAAAAATTGTAGGTTGGTATCAAGGAAATGGTGAGATTGGTGCTAGAGCATTGGGGAATAGAAGCATTCTGATGAATCCAACTGTAAAAAATGGAAAAAAAATATTGAATAATAAAGTAAAGCATAGAGAATGGTTTAGACCTTTTGGTGCATCTATCCTTGAGGACGAGGTATCAAATTATTTTCATTGGAATGAAACTTCTCCATACATGCTATACGTAATGAATATTTTAGATAAAAATTCTTTTCTCCCTATAACTCATGTAGATGGAACATGTCGAGTTCAAACTGTATCTAGTGATCTTTGTAATTATTATTCTCTGATAGAAGAATTTAAAACTTTATCAGGAATACCCATGGTTTTAAATACTTCTTTAAATAATGGGGGGAAACCAATATCAGGATCAATAAATGATGCGATTAATTTATTTTCATCTACTGAGATAGATGTTTTAGTTGTTGGCGATGAAATATATAAAAAATAATTTCTAGTTCCACTTCATAAACTGTCCCATACCCCTCTACAGTCCGCTGTGAGGGGTTTTATAATGTCTCTTGACACAACCCCTCAAACCCTTTACAATTACCTTTGTGGAGGTTGAAAAACAATGATCTCAATGAAAGCTCCAAAGACCAAAAAACACCTTGTTTCTGTCACTCCAATCAGTTCCAAA